TGGAGAAGTTGGAACAACTCAACAACAAACTCGCTAAGGCGTCTGGGAGTAATTTCCAGGCTTTTGCGAAAACATTGTTGAGCTCCGTCGAGTGTGAGCAAAGCAGCGAACTCTTACCCCTTGTAACTGAGGGGGATTGGAACGCTGTCCTAGCTTGCGCAGAACGTTTCGCGACCGCAGAGTACAGGTCGCCGGCCGAGCATCGGCTGAACGTTCAATTGGCTAGTGTTTTTCGGAAGTATCCTTACCCAGCGGGCTGGCTTAACACCAATCCAAGGGAAAAGGCTCTACAGACCTTTGTCGCGAGCGAGCATAAATGCAAGCGCGTGAATCAAAGGTTTATTGCTTACCGCAAGGTTCGCAGTCCGAACGAAAGGGCTCTTTCTAGGGCTCGGTCGTTTATCTCATACGTTCTCGGTGACTTACGTCTCGAGGACGTGTGGGAGCACTGTCAGTTCGGAGCTGGTGCCTCTATAGGTGTACACGGTGATGCAACCAATCTAGCTCGAAAGCTGTTGAGCGATGATTGGACCGTCACACCTGGTGCTTACTACTATGCACGCGCTGCAATGAAAGATGATATCCATCTAGTCGAGCTCTTAGCTGAGCAGAACAACAATGGCATCTTTTGTGTCGACCCGGAGGCCTTTAACAAGGCTTTCGAGAAGAAGGCGCGTTTGGTAGACTACAATAACATTACGTTCGTGCCCAAGACAGCATTGACCGAGAGGACAATAGCTGTCGAGCCGTTGTTGAATGGTTACCTTCAGAAAGGTGTCGACCAAGTGCTTCGAAAGAAGCTCAAACGTGTCGGCATCGATCTTAGGTATCAGGAACCTAACCAGGAGCTTTCCCGTGAGGGGAGTCTCCATTGGCAGGAACCTGACGCATGGGCGACTATAGATCTGTCTAGTGCTAGTGATAGCATGTCGATAGAACTGTGCCGCTTCTTGCTGCCACCGGAGTGGTTCGATTTTCTGAGCTCACTCCGCTCTCCCTGCTACAGACTAGACGGCGTTGTAAAGCGCTATCATAAGTTTGCCAGCATGGGTAACGGCTTCTGCTTTCCGCTTGAGACGTTGCTTTTTGCGTCACTCTGCCATGCCGCCGCGTGCGAATCGAACCAGAAACCAGAATTTAAGGTCTATGGTGACGATATAATCGTGCGTAACGGTGTGTTTACTCCACTGCTGTCGCTGCTAACAGTGTGTGGCTTTAGAGTGAACCCTAGAAAGACCTTTTCAACGGGTCCCTTTAGGGAGTCTTGCGGAGCAGATTGGTTCTTTGGAGAGGACGTACGTCCCATCATACTTGATTATGCTTTCGATTCACTTGAGAACATTTTCAAGTTCTGCAATATTGCCAGGTCGAAAGATGCATGGGAATGCATCTTCTATGAGTCGCTCGAGTTTCTTGAGTCTCTCATTCCGTCTACACTTAAATTCGTCCGCCCTTACTGCGGCGACGCGGATTCATGCTTGACGGTTCCCTGGGATGTGTTCATGGCTTCTCCTTTCGCCCGGTATAGAGCCGTGCCTTCGCCTAATCAGCGAGTGCCCTGGCTCCAATGCTGGACGTGGGAGGAACTTGTACACAAACCCGTTCCTGATACATCGGTTCGGGATTTTGCAGGCTACAATGTAGCTTTGATGAAGGGCGCCCTAACTGGGGCTGACCCTCGTAGCCCTTTCTCCTTGCGATTCACATCGCACACGAAGATAAGGCGG